AGTGTGCTAGCCTCTCTCGCATCATCGTGGGAACAGGTGTTAGAAGTAACGCTCAAAACCGTAGCGATGTGGATGCAAGCCGACGCGGATCAAGTTAGCGCCAAGCTGAATCGCGATTACATGCCTACCGGGCTGCCAAGTGGCGCAGTGACGGAGTATATGCAGGCATATCAAGGCGGTGGGCTGACACTGCAAGACATTTTCCGCATTTGGAAACGGTACGAACTCGTTAACAGCGACACGAACTTCGACGAGTGGCAGCAGACTATTCAAGACGATGGCGGTGGAATTACAGCGCTCCAGTTCAATAATGCCGAATAACGCGCTACTGTCGAAGCAGCTCGCACACGACCATTACCTGCGGAGGTACGGAACGCAGGTCAGAAACAAGATGTTTGTGCACATCGAAGAGGTGAGAGCAGACATTTTATCAAAGCTCGCGAAACTTGAATCGATTAAAGGATCATTCAATGAGCGCGCGCGGCTTAACGCCTTACTCGACGAAATCACACAGATCGGAAAAAACGGATCGATCGGGATGATGGACGATTTAAAGAGCCAGCTCGGCGAGTTCGCAACGTGGGAATCAAATTACCAGCGCGGCTTATTATCGTCGACTGTGGGCGGGACGTTCAATGCGCCAACACTGCAGGGGTTGAGGTCCGCTGCATTGAGCCAGCCGATGAATGGGCGATTCCTGCGGCAATGGGCACTCGACCTTGGTGCGGATACAACGGCGAGGGTAAGCCAGCAGATACGGATCGGGTTTACGCAAGGCGAATCGATTTCAAAGATCACGGCGCGGATTCGCGGGACCAGGGCAACAAGATATCAAGACGGGATCTTCGCGACGACGAATAGGCAGGCAGAGGCGATTGTTCGCACTGCGGTAAATCATGTTGCCACTGCGGCGCGCGAAGAAACGTGGATGGCAAACGAGGACATCATTCAGGGCGTGATCCTGGTGGTGGTGTTAGATTCGCGAACGTCTCCGATTTGTCGAGAATATGCAGAGTCGCAGGAGGTTTATAAGGTGGGCGAAGGGCCGCGTCCTCCGTTTCACCCGAACTGCCGGACGACGACAAGCGTCGTGTTGAAAAATGAATCGAAGCCGAAGATACCGAGTTACACAGATTGGCTCAAGTCACAGTCGGCGGATATGCAAAAGGAAGCGCTTGGGCTAGAGAGATTCAAGAGATTCAGGGATGGGGAGCCGATGAAGTTCGCAGATCGGACCGGTCGAGGATTGACGCTGGCAGAGTTGGATAAACGCGCGTCATGACGTTAAGAGTGATTCACGGGACGATTGATGTGGAGCCAAAGTTGTTAGTATGTGAGCGCTGCAAGAATTCTGCAGCGTTCAAGGCGATCCTATTCCCCGTCATTCGAGATGGGCAGATTGAAGGGATCGAACAACTGTTTTGCGTTCGCTGCCTTGCGAAGGACGGCGAGATGGTAGTTATGGAATGATTCCATTCGCTCGACGCATTCCGCGTTGGGCGTTTTATCGGCCAGAGGCCGCCCAGAGGGAGCACAATGGAAATCAAAGGATTGGAAAGAGCATTGAAAAGCGAGAACCCTAAAGAGGCCGTTGCAAAGTTGTTCGAGGAATTTAACAGTGGGCTCGTGCAAAAGCGTGATGAACTATTAAACGAATCGAAGGAAGCGAAATCGGCACTCGCGACGTTGAAAGAGCAGATGGATACGATGCAGGCTGAGCTTGCCGAAACCAAGAAAACATCTGACATATCGAAAGGCAACTGGGAGGAAGTGCTAAAAACCGAACGCGCCCAGCACGCCAAAGAAGTGGCGAAGACGCAGAGTCTACTTGCTGGAGCTGATGCATACATAGAGCGCATCTTGATTGATGCTGAACTAGATAAGCATCTCGAAGCTGGGCAGATCCCAGCGGGGTTGCGCGCAGGGGCAAAAGCGTTGATCTCGACTACAGCGCAGCGAAAAGTAACCACGGATGGTGACAAGCGAATTGCGTCGCTGAATGGACAGGCAGTGGGCGAGTTCGTGAAGGCGTGGCTGGAAAGCGAATCCGGCAAGCCGTTTGTTCCGGTACCGGTGAATTCAGGCGGTGGCGGACGTGGCGGACCGGCGGGACCGAACGCGGGTGGAAATCCGTGGGCGAAAGACAGTATCAATTTGACGGATCAATCGCGTATTACGCGTGAGAATCCGACGCTCGCAGCGTCTCTCAAGGCTGCGGCGGGTGGCTGAGCCACCAAACAACGGACCAGAGGTTGCGTTGATTAGTGGTGTTCATGGTGGACATCGCTGTGTTATGTGAATCAAGAGGATTAAATTATGGCTACAACGCAGCTAGCAGACATCATCGAACCGTCGGTGTTCGCTCGATATGTCATTGATCAAACCAAGTCTCTCTCGGCGCTGTTCGCGTCGGGCATCGTGCAACCGAGTGCAGAGGTTGCAGCGCTGATCGTTGGAGGCGGCAGTATATACAACATGCCGTTTTGGAACGATCTCGGGAACACCGTCTCGAACGTAGGCTCGGACAATCCTGCGAGTTCAGCAACGGCGTTGAAGGTGACGGCTGCGAACGAGAAGGCCGTCAAGCACTATCGGAATCAACTGTGGAGCGCAGCGGACCTAGTGTCGACGGTGGCTGGTGATGATCCAATCAAGATGATTGGTGATCGCGTTGCGGCTTATTGGTCGCGAGATATGCAACGCATCTTGATTGCGTCACTAACCGGTGTTCTCGCCGACAACGTCGCGAACGACGCGGGCGACATGATCAACAACGTCGCAACCGACGCCGCTGGTACGCCCACGTCTGCGGAGCTTGTCGGTCCTGCTACTATTTTGGACGCCAAACAGACGATGGGTGACGCGGGCGAGACGATCACGGGAATCGCGATGCACTCCGTGTGTTTCACGCGGTTGCAAAAGGACAACGTGATTGCGTATATGCCAGCGGCAGAAACGAACGTCCGCATTCCGACCTATCTTGGCAAGACCGTTATCGTCGATGATGGACTGCCTGCGGTAGCTGGGACGAATCGTATCACCTACACGTCGATTCTGTTCGGGGCCGGTGCGGTGGCACAGGCAGACGGCGCGCCTAAGGTTCCGGTTGAAATTGACCGGGCCCCAGCGCAGGGCGATGGCGAGGGTATTGAGACGCTGCACAATCGCCAGCATTTCGTGTTGCATCCTCGTGGCATTTCGTTCATCGCGGGCTCTGTTGTCGGCAAGAGCCCGACAAACGCCGAGCTTGCATTGGCTGCGAATTGGAATCGCGTGTATCAGCGCAAATCAATTCCTATCGCATTCTTGAAAACAAACGGGTAAAACATGTGGAGGTGAGGGAGTGATCTCTCACCTCCACGTTTTTGGAGGCAAAAATGAAAGCACGGGAACGGATTATACGACCACTGGATGCGACATCCGATGAATTACCGGCAGCGACACAAGACAAATCAACTGCCGTCGAGCGCACCGCTACGTTATCCGAGTGTAACCAGCTCGCGCGTGAATATCAGGCCGTTGAATTCGAGCGCACCTCCAAAATCAAGGCCAAAATCGCAGCGCTGGAGAAAGAGCTAGCGTGACACTCATAGTCGAGGACGGAACGGGCATCGCAAATGCCGATTCTTACGTCGGGCTGGTCGATGGCGAAACCTACTGGGCTGCGCACGGATCTCCCGCAGCGTGGACTGTGTTAACCGATCCGCAAAAAGAGTCCGCATTGCGCTATGCGACGCGTTGGATCGAAAACGCGCCGTATGTCTGGCATGGAGTAATCAAGACATACACGCAGTCGTTAAGGTGGCCGCGCCTCGATGTGTATGATGCCGATGGACGAGACGTTGCGGAGCTGCCGTCCATCCTCAAAGACGCGGTGTGCGAATTGGCGTTGGAGCACGTTGCCAATCCGATCAACACGCCGGACGAAACGGCGATTAGCACTGTTAGTGCAGGGTCTGTGTCCGTCACCTACGCTCAGGGCGCCGAAAAGACACATACGCACGCGTACGTAGATGGATTACTGCGTCCTCTCTACAGTTACTCTGCCAACGCAGTGCGCACGGTGCGCTAGATGGGTCTGCTCGATGGCGATATCCGATCGATTATCGGCGAGGCGCTGCAATCGATCATGCTCGATGGTACGTATTATGTCACCGATGGAGCCGGGACGGAAACCGCTAACCATCCAGTGAGGGGATTCGTCGATGACTACACAGATCATGAGCGAGGTATGCTTGCGCTACCTGCGGAAGATCGGCGCATAACAATGCTAGCCGATGGATTGGCATTTACGCCGAATCTCAATGGCAGAGTGACGATGGAGGGCACTAAATACGCGGTGCTTGACGTTGTGCGCGATCCAGCTGGGGCTACATGGACGATGCGTGGGAGACCGGTCTAGTGGCGAGTGATGAGAAGTTGAAACTTGATCGATTCGCGACAAAGATGATTAATGTATTCGACAAGCGTATACACGAGGTCGTGTTGCTCAAGCACAACTACGCGTCAATCTTG